CCGGTCGGTCCGTCGCCAAGCCCGCGTCGAGAACGGGATGCTCGTGATCGATCTGAACGACCCCGGCGTAGCGGCTACTGCCGGACGCCAGAAAGCTTGAACGCTCGCGAGATGCCCCGCGCGCGTTTAGGCCGCTTCGACCGCTTCGATCACAGCATCCTTATTGGGGAGCTTCTCAGGGTCTTCGACGCCTTGTGCTCGTGCGTGAGCGTCCAGCTCCGCACGTTTCAAGGCCGCCAGGTCGGTTTTCATCGCCCCGTCTCTGACCTCGGCGATCTGTCCGAGCCGGACCATCGAACCATAGTTGCGCCCGCGCTCCATGGGAACCGGGTCACCCGGCTGCAGCCACTTGTCCCCGAAGCGGATCGGGAGGATTGCTATGAAGCCTGCCATCAGAACGTCGACTCGGAGTAGTCGGAGGACACTACCTGGTGGAAGAACTCGCCGAGCGATGAGGCGACGACTTCCTGATCGTAGGAGCCGCGGATCTGCAGGATGTCCGAGTGCGCCAGCTCTTCGCGGCCACGCTCGATCACGCCACCGAACGCGTTCATCACGCCCGGGATGAGCCCTGTGTAAGCGAACGTGTACCCGCCAGAGGGAGTGTCGATCGTGGGTGCCGGCGCGGCGTAGACGAGCAGCACGCTGATTGGGTCGACCATGAAGCTGATCGCGTCCGTCTGACCTTCCGCCGCGGTGTTCGACACCCCGAACGGGATCAGCACCTCGTCGACGCCGAGGAGCTTCGCGATGGTCGCCTCAGCATCATCGTAGTAAGCGGCCGGGCCTTGGGTAAATTTGACCCTATCCACCACGAGCGGATGATTCAGAAATGCCTCGAACGCAGTCGCTCCGAAGACGGCCTTGTTGGGCCTGTAGCCCGTCCTCGAGGCGACGTCGTTGCGCCGGCCGCGGATGAACTGGATCGGGTCAGACCCGGCCTGGTCCCACTGCAGGAACTGGTTGCCGGTCGGGCCGGACGCCTCGCCCTGCCAGTCGGTGCCCCACACGCCGGTCTGGAAGAACTTCGACGCCCACAGACCCTCGCGCTGAATCATCGTCTGCGAGGTCAGCAGGCGCATCCCCGCGAGATCGGGGTCGAGCGGCATGTCGGCGTTCTGGCGAACCCGATCGTCGATCGGATGCTCGAGCCCCCACTCCACGCAGGAGTAGCGTCCCGAGGTGGTCTCGTATCCCGTCGAGGGCGGACGGCCGCCGAGCGGGCGCGGGCGCATCTGCCCGGTCCGGTAGAAGTACCCGATGTCGTAGATCGCGTACAGGTCGCTCTCCTTGAGGACCGGCACGATCGGGAAGACTTTGCCCGCGACGAAGTTGTTTTCGTCCTGGGCCCACGCCACCGCCATGGTGGTGAGGTAGGTGTCTACGTGAAGCTGACCTGCCGAGGGCTGCGGCATCAGTAGCTCCTTTCAGAAGCTCAGATATCGCCCCTCGCCTGACGGCCGCGGGCTGGTGCTTGGGAAGTGAGGCCCCGAGCGCGAGCGCTCGGGGGAAGCTGCTAGGGGTGGATGGCGCCGGAGAGCGACACGCGGATCGGCACGAGGTCGCCGGAGTTGCCGGCGGCGAGTGCCACGCCGTTGATCGTGTTGGTGGTCGCGGCGACGACGGCGTGACCGTTGGCGTCGGTGGTCACAACCTCGAGCGGCGTGATCGCCGCACCGGCCTGCACCTTGATGACGCCCTCAAAGACGCATCCGTAGTAGACGCCGACGACGTACGGGCCGGGCGCGCCGGCCAAGAGCGGCGGGGCGTCGTCGAGGACCATGCACAGCGCGCCGGCAGCGGGAACGACGAGCTGCCCCGAGCTGTTCAGGGTGACGAAGCTGAACTGTGCGAGGCCGGTGGCCCCGGCGGGGAAGCTGTAGCGCCCCCACTGCGATACGAGGCTGGTTGCCATGTTCTCACTGTCCTTTCAGTGCTTGCGCGGCCGGGCCGCTCAGCGGGTTTCCGCGAGGTAGCGGGCCTGCAGGTCGCGGTCGGAGCTCATGGCCGCCTGGAGCGCCTGTCCGTCTGACATCTTCGGGTCGGCCTTCTTGATCTGCTCGGCCTTCTGCTGGACCTCGGCGATGGCCGAGTCTGCGGCGGGGGCGGGCTGGCCGGACTGCCCCTGCTCCTTGAACAGCAGCCCCTCGGTGATCTGCGCGTCGGCGGCCTTGAGCACCCGGTCAAGCTCGTCTGACTCCTCCTTGGTGAGCTTCTCCGCGGCGGACTTGAGGACCGGGCCGAACTTGGCGGCCTCGACCGGGAGCGACTTGAACGTCTCGGCCTTGGCGACGAACTCGCGGGTCAGGCGCGTCTCGCGCTCGGCCTTGGCGAGCTTGTCTGACTCCTCGGTGGCCTTCTCGGCCTTCTCCAGGCGCTCAGCCATCGCGGCCTGGTCGGCGGCCGCCTTCTCGAGCAGCGCGCGCACAGCCGGGTCGGCCTTGGAGAGATCGACCGGCGCGGGGTTGTCCTCGGGCTTGGCGGCCTTCTCCAGCTCGGCGACACGGGCGCTCAGCGTCGTGTTGGCGGTCTCGGCCTTGGTCAGCTTCTCGGCGGCCTCGGTCTCGGCTTTCTTGGCGGCGTCGCGCTCCTCCTCGGCCTTCTTGAGTGAGGCGGCCAGCTCTTCGGGGGTGGGGTCAGGCATGGGTACTCCTTCCTGTCGCTTCCACACGAGAAAGCGCTGGGGTTCGGTGGGGTTCTCGGCGTTGCGCACTGCGGCGCGGGCGACGAGGCTCACTACTTGGACGTCGAGGGCTTTCAAGTTCGGCATGGGGCTCCTCGGTACGGGGGCCGTGAGGGAAGTGGCCGGCGGGGTGTGGGGCGCTCCGCGCGGGTGAAGTGACCGCAGCAGGCGCGGGCCCTGGCCGCGTGAGGGCGAGAGTGAGTGCTGTGTGCTCTAGGGCAGCGGCGCGTCTTCACCGCGCGGGTCTGACTCGTCACCCGCCGCCGTCACCTCGCGGGGCTTCGGCGCGAGCAGCGCGTACAGGTTCGCCACCTCATGGCTGAGCGAGATCGCGAGGGCGTAGCCGACGCTTTGCGGCCAGTCGCGCGGGTCCTTGCCGGTGAGCACCGCGACCCGTTCGCACATGCGGTCGCGGATCATGTCGGGGTGATACGGGTGACCTTCGGGCAGGCCCATCAGCACTCGCCTCTCAAGCAGAAAGAGCTCACTCTCGCCTCCACCCGGCCCGGGATCTCTAACCGACTCCCGCCACGGCCGCAGGGTCGAACCACAGCACGCCGCCCACTCCCTCAATGACCGCTGGCAGGTCGACGGACAGCACCGCTTCGAGCATGCAGTACGCCCTCTGGCAGTCATCCCGCAGAGCCTCCTGATCGCAGTCGCAGAGCAGCGGGTTCTCTCGATTGGACCGGACTGTCTCGTAGCACTCTTGGTAGGTGCTGGACATGGCGCTCGCGAGCTGCTGGTCGATCACGAGTCCTCATCCTGCGCAGCGCAGTACGGCGGCGGCTCCGGGTGATGGTGATGATGCTCGTGGTGGTGATGCTCGGGGGGGCGGCGATGATGGCGGGGGTGATGGCGGTGCGATTCGTCAGGCTCGACACCGAAGCGCTTAGTCACCCGGCCGCCCCAGTTCGTTCCCTGCGCCGCGTCCTCTGACTGGAGGTGATACCCGACGATCTCTGGGAGCAAAGCCCGCTGCTTACGCCACCATTTCGACGCGAACAGCACGTCCGTGCGGGCGGCCGTGGAGTGCTCCTCGGGGTAGGTGAGCACGCCGCTCCAGCGGGGATGCCAGAGCTGAAAGAACCCGGGCGGCGCGTACCCGCCCATCCGCTGACCGGCGAACCGGGGAGCCAACGCGAACGCGTCCATCTCGACGTGATAGTCGTTGTGCTGCATCTGCGGCATCGCCTGATGCGCCCGCCACGCATCCGAGCTCGGAACGAGGAACCGGTCGATGCCGTACAGGACCTCCTTGTCGAGGTCGGCGCGTTCGATCAGCTCGCGGGTGCGGGGCGGGAGGACCATGTCGACATCGAGGTGCAGCACCCAGTCCGACGGTGCCGCCGTGACCGACGAGGGATCGCGGCCGTCCGCGGCGATCAGGTGGCGCAGCCCGACGTTGATTCCCTTCGCCTTGTGAAACTCCCCCCACCGCGAGCGGATGACGTCGGTCTGGGCGTGCGGGACGCCGTAGTAGCGGCACACCCGCTGGGTCTCCACGTCCTCAGGGGTGGTGACGATCATCATCCGGTCAAACAGATGGCGGTTCAGCGGCAGCGACTCGGCGAGGAAGTCGGCCATGTCGACAGAGACCGTTACGCACTCCAGTTTGAACGGGGCGCTCATGCCAGCACTTCCCGGATCGCGGTGCCCGCGATCGAGTAGCCGGTCAGGTCGTCCTTCTGCACTCGCTGCCACACGTCCGGATCGGCAATGTGGGTCGCCATCACCCACGACCCCTTGAGGACCTTCTGCCCGAACAGCGTGAGGTCCTGCGGGGCGATGTAGGACTCGACGGTGTTCACGTCGGCGGGGGTGCCTGAGTGCTGCACGTCGTGCTTGCGGGACTCCACCAGGTAGCGGTGCGCCGCCTTCTCGATCTCCTGCGCTGACGCGTCGTCGCCTTGGGAGTCGGTCACGCCCGGGGTGAGGACGACGCCGTAGACGATCTGGGCCGCGTCGTGCTTCCAGATCGGCACGACGATCTCGCACTTCGCCGTCTGCGCCAACGCCGGATAGCGCTTGTAGACCGCTGCTTTGACGGTCGCCTCTTCGGGCCTGCCGGAGGCTTGGTCGAGCGCGTACCGGGCGTGACTTAGATCGTGGATCGGGTAGGAGCGGGTGCTCGGGAGGGCGAAGTCCGAGGCTGATAGGGCGTTGCGGGTCGCGGCGTCGAGTTCGGCCATCAGGACTTCTAGTGGACGTTCACGCCGCCGAGCAGGGCGGGATGTCGGGGACGACGGCCCCGCGTTTCACGTGAAACGACGGGCGAGAATGAGAGCGTGCACATCGGGTGCAGGACGATCAGCCAGACGAGGAGGCTCAGGGGGTTCTGTGACATGGGGGCTCCTGGGGCTTGGAGAGAGGGGTCGGGCGGGTGCGGTCACCGGGCTCGCGTGGAGGCGGGTTTCAGTTCTGTGTGCTCAGCTGACGAGGGCGCTCAGCGCGACGGTCAGCGCGCAGACGACCGCGAACACGGCGAACGTCAGCCGGTAGCCCCGGTAATGGCCGATGAGCAGCCCCCCGGCGATGACGATCAGGGCGGTTGCGGTGAGCTGTGGGGTCCCGTAGCCGGTGAGGAACGGCAGGGCGGGGGCGAGGCTTCCGGTGAGGCTCGCGAGGGCCATGACGGCCGCGAGACGCTTCGAGCGGCCCGTGTCAGAGAGGTACTCGCCCGCTCCCATCCCGATCGTCGCCGCGACCGCCAGTCCGAGCGCGGCAGCGAGAATGCGGCGTCCGTCGTGCGTGCCTGCCACGACGAGCCCGGCGATCACCCCGAGGGCGCTCGTGAGTCCATCGAAGGTTCCAAACACCGCCTCGGTGAGGTCGGCTTTGGTCATCGTGCTCTGCTCAGTGGAAGCCGTGCGTGCCGGTCGCGACGGCGGCGGCGAGGGCGAGGATCGCGATGATGATGTAGAGGATCGCGGTGTTCGTCGTGACGTTCGCGTGCCGGTCGGAGATCGCCTGGCGGTGCCCCGCGATCTCGCCCACGTTGCGGATCACGGCGCTGTTGAGCCGCTCCAGGTTCGCGCGGATCTCAGCGAAGGCGGCGTCCGCGACCTCACGGAGCATGAAGTTGGCCTCGAGCTTGGCGCGCTCGTCGGCCTGCGAGCGCTCGCGGTCCGCCGACTGCTGGCGCCACTCGTTCGCGGCCTCGAAGCGGCGCTCGTTGGCCTGCTCCTGCTTCAGGACGGCCTCTTTGGCGTTCGCGTTCGCGGCGGCCAGTTCTCCTCGCAGCGTGTGCGCGCGCTCCCGGGTCATTTCCGCGAGCTGCGTGAGTGCTGCCCGCTGAACTTCGCCAACCTTGGCGATCCGCGCGATCTCCAGCTTGTCGGCCGCTTCGAGCGCAAGCCGAATCTCTGCGACCTGGAGCATGATGTGCTCGCGTAGCCGGTCGTCACCGTCGACGATGTTGCGCTCCAGTTGCACCCGTAGCGCCGCCGCCGCCTTCTCGCGCTCCTCGTCGGCCATCCGCAGCGCGCGGTCCTTCTCGTTGAGCAGCGCCTCGACATAGGCGCGCAGCTCGACATCGTTAGCCATCGGGTCCTTTCAAGGGGTGGGCGTCCGTCAGTCCGGCTGCCGCGGTCCTGCTTCGCCGGGCCGTGAGGCGGGAGAGACCGCAAGAACCCCGCGCCGGACGCCGATCTAATGCACGGGCCCGTCGCCGAAGAACACGACGGGAGGGAGCGGCGCGAGCGGGGTTGCGGTGATGGTGTTCGGGACGCTCTGCGCGCCCACCGGCACGACCTGCACCTCGTACGCCACCGGTTCGAGGCCCTGAAAGTCGCACTCGGTCTTGCAGGGTGGCCCGCAGATCCACGCGCCTGAGGGGGAGCGCAGGAACGGGACGGCGAACCACTGGCCCGTGCTCAGCTCCCATGTCAGGGTGAGAGACCCGTGACCGGGGAGGGCTTTCAGGTTGGTGACGGGCATGTCAGGCCAGCGCCGGGACGCGCTCAAGGGAGGGCGGGATGTCCGGCACGACGATCCGCGTTTCACGTGAAACGACGGGCGAGAATGAGAGCGTGCACATCGGGTGCAGGGGTTGAACAGCCCCAGCCTCGCCGATCGGGACGATTCGCCCGTCACGCTCGATGCACGCATCATCGGAGTCCGAGAGGAGCCCGTCGCGGATCTGGACCGATAAGATCGACGCGTTTGACTCGTACGCCGCGAGCGTCGAGGCTCGTTGCAGGTTGAGCGTCTCGGTGCGCGAGATGAGCTTCGCCCGGTACGCCGGTCCGGCATGCACGAACCGCCCGGCGGGAACGTAGGCTTGGATGCGCCGGGCGGTCTTGACGGGATGCTCCCCGGCGGCGAACCCGTCCCGGATCGCGGCCATGATCGCGGCCCGCACCTGCGGCTCGATGTCGGGTGCCCGGAAGTCCTTACCCGCCGCGCCCATGATCGCCTGCGCGTCCTGCTCGCCGATCTTGAGCTCCAGCCCGATCTCGACTTGGAGGGTGCGCTGCGTGTCGGCCATCACCCGGGCGCCGTGGTTCACGAGCAGCGGGTGGAGGCGACGCTGGGCGAAGGTGCGGAGGCGGAGCACGACGAGGATCTGGTTGACGAGGCTCGCGGACTGCGCCGCGCTCGGCGGGTTCGCCAGGCGGGCGTGGAGGTAGGCGTGCATCGCCTCGGTCCCGAGCCGGCGCAATGCTCCGGCGATGTCGCGCTCGAGCTGGTGGGCGAGGAGCCTCGCTCGGGCCTGGAGGGCGGGGGTGACGTGGACGACGTCTCCGAGGACGGTGCGGGTGCGCTTGGGGGGCAACGGCTTCTCTCGGGAGAGGGGGGCGGGGAGCTGGACGGGGGTCTGGACGAAGCAGCTCCCCGAGCGCTCTCTCAAGGCCCCTTTGCCGCAGCAGCACCACGAGGTTTACGTGGAAGCTTCGGTGGAACCTTCGCCGGGACAGCAGCAGGCGGAACGTCGGGATCCTCAGGCGGCGGCTCGGCCGGATCGGGAGGCGCAGCATTCGGGTCCACCGGTGGCGGGTTCTGTGCCGCGTGCGCAGCTTCCAGAGCAGCCAGCCGAGCCGTGACTTCGGGCGACTCGTCCGGGTCCTCTTCGATGTCGGTCTGATCCTCGAAGTCAGCGGGGAGCCCGCCTTCGCGGAACAGGTGTTTCAGCAGCTCCTCGGTCCACGGGATCGGCGCGCCGGCGAGCGACAGGTCTTGCAGGAACGTCCCGACCTTCACCAAGTCGACCCGTCCGGCGCTCCCGTGCTTGATCTGCGGAGGCTCCGAGGTGTCCATCCCGTTGACCCGCAACAGCCTCGGGACTGCGTAGCGGTTCAGCACGTCGCACAGGAGATCCAAGATCCCGTCGATCGCCATCCCGAACAGGTCCGCCTTCACGTCGACCATCGCGAAGGACCCGACCGAGTCTTGGCCGACGAGGATGAAGTCCGCGAGCATCGACGTGGCGATCCGCTGCTCGTAGCGGCGGATGATCTTGTCGGTGTCGATTTGGCGCGACCCGGCGGCGGACATCAGCTCGAGCTTCCAGCCGTCCTGCGGGCGGCGGATCGAGGTCACCATCGTCTGCACGTCGGCGAGCAGGTCCGCGTGCTGGGGCAGGTTCAGGTCAACCCCGTCGGGCGGCGTCGCCACCGGGATCCCCGCCAGGTCGCGCTCAATCCCGATCGCCTCGATCGTCTCGATGTTCTTCAAGCGAAAGTACGAGACGTAGCTGTTGCGCAGGACCGAGTACCCCTCAGGGTTGTTCCGGCGGCCGCGAGCCCTGAACAGGAGCGCCTTCTCGATCGGGATGACGTGGTTGCCGCCATGCCAGTCGATCTGCTCCATCGCCTGGATCCCCGAGTACCCGTCGAAGTGCCAGCGCAGCAGCGTCTCCTGCGCGCGGACGGGGAGCTTGCGCCACCCGATCTTCCCGTCTGAGTACTTGCTCGACGCGAGGTTCGAGTCGTCCTCCTGCGTGTCTGACGCCGCGCCCGCCGTCTCAGCCTCGGGGCGAGGTGTCGGGACCTGCTCACCCGAGCGGCGCTTGTAGACCAGCTCGTGGTACGCCCACCCATACGGCAGGCAGGACAGGGACTCCGAGATGAAGTCAGCCCACGTGTGCGACATGTCGTCCATGCACGACTCGACGAATTCCGCGGCGCCCGTGTCGTTCCCCGGCTCGACCGACCAGTCAACCCCTCTCGCCAGCCATTCGATCGCGAAGAGGATCGCCCCGACGATCGGCGAGTTGTCCGTCATTTCCCGGTACGCCTGCGCCGCCCGGCGCCCGGCCAAGCTGCGCAGCCACTCCTCGATGACGAACCCGCCGTACTGGCGCAGCCCCGTCGTCCCGATCTCGGTCAGGTCGACGTCCCGGCTTGCGGCCTTACGCAGGTCACGCTGGGAGCGGACGACCATCGCCTGCGAGCGCACCATCTCGACCTCACCGCCCCCTTTCCCGGCGCCGTTCTGGCTGGTTCTGGGCGCCGGCGCCATCAGGGCGTGCCGTTGCTCCGCGCAGCGTCACGGACCGCTTGGCGCTGTAGGGCTCCGAGGTCCACTGCTCCGTGGGCGCTCACACGCTCGACGGGAAGGTTGGGCATGGGGTCGGGCTCCTTTCGGGACGAGGTCGGCGCGTTCGATCAGCTCGCGGGTGCGGGGGGCCTGACCGGGGTGGGCTGTGACGGCGCTGGGGGCCCGACCCGCGTGACGGCGAAGTGAGGCTGTGTGCTCTAGAGGCTCAGGACAGCGCGGCCCACATCGTGCCCCCCTGGCCCGTCACCGTCGGAAGGGTCGATGGCGGCGCCGTGTACGTGCCGGTGCCCGCGTAGCCCGAGCGCAGCAGCGGCGAGGTCAGGTTCGCGTTGAGCGCCACGGTGCCGGCGGCGGTGGCGGAGGCGTCGGAGAACTGGGGTGCGGTCGTGCCCTTCGCGAGCGGGCCCGCGAGGACGTATCCGGCGGGCAGCAGGAGTGATTGGCCTCCTGCCGCGGTCAGCGCCATCACCTTCAAACCGAGCGAGGTCCACACGGTCGACTGATCGGCGGTGGAGGCGATCAAGGTGCCGGTTGGCGAGTAGATCGACGCGATGTTCTCGCCGGTGGTGAGCGTCGCGCCGATCACGTTGACGTTCATGATCAGGTTCGCGACGGTCATCGCCCGGGGGATCTTGATCGCCACCACGATCTGATATCCGGCGGTGGCGACGAGGGATGAGCTGGTCTGGAGCGGATCGAAGTTCCACGCCAGGAAGCCGCTGTCAGCGGGTGCCCAGGCAGCCGCCCCCGCCGCATCGAAAGCGCTCGAGGGCTGGATCGCAGCCGACCCGAGGCCCAGGTTAGTTCGCGCAGTGGCGGCAGACGCGAGATCGGAGAGGTTGCTGGCCTTCTGCAGCGCGAGA